TCCGTGGGCATAATTGTCTACATTCATATATTCTGGTGGTTGTTGCCCCGGTTGAGTGGCTATATTACCCGGTCTTACTAATAGCAATCTAGGCCATTCACTTCGTTGCTCTAATAATTGTGTTGCTAGATCTAATGCTTTCTTTTGTATTATGTATTCATCCCACTCTACCTTGGGCGGTAAAAATAAATCAGTCATCTGGGTGCCTACATTTACAATATATTTTTTCTGTCCTTGCCATCGGCGCCATATTTCAAATAGCAATTCAGTTTGTACAAACCCAGCTTGCGCATTGTTAATAAACATATCACACGATTCAACAGTACCTGCTACTTTTGGCAGACTACGGATATTATAACCGTTGCGTCGACTCAGTGCCAATACTTCATGTCCGTTTGCTTCGAATAGATTAGCCAATGCTAACCCAATGCCTGCTGTACCTCCTGTAATAGCTACCTTCATTCCATGCCCCGTAATTGCTTTTGACGTTGTATATATGCTAGGGACTCTGGCGTATTTTTATTTTCAACTGCTAGTTCAGCAGGCTCTTTAAGATATGCGTAGCTATGATCTATATTATGATCTTGAGCAAATGCAATAATATTTGGCAGGTCATCTATGTTTAATGCACTTACAGTAGTCCATAAATTTAAACGCACCTGCATTGACTTATAGGTCATTAAATTCTTATAAAATTTATCCCATTTAATTGGCCAACGTACAAAGTCATGCACCGCGCCAATACCATCTAGACTAACTGTTACTGTAACATCGATGCCTTGTTCAATTAACGGAATTAGTTCTTTTAACACAGTACTACAGTTTGTGTTAAGTCTAATTGATTTTACGTGTTTAGGTAGATTGGCCAGCACTTGTTTATAATTTTTACTATAGCTAGGTTCTCCACCATTAATATCTAAATGTACAATGCGTTCTTGTGGTAATGCCCAAAAACCTTTTGTATTATCTATTATTTCATAGTGTTTAGAAATAAGCCCGCCAATTTTAGTACTTAAATGTTCATTACAGGTTAAACATGCGCTGTTACATATATTATCCAACACTCCGCCCACTGTTAGATAGTCTGCCCGTGTCTGAGTTTGGTCAAACTTAATTGCATTTAGTCTAATGCTTGTACCGTTTATATGTTCTGTTTCCATACAGCGTTCGCATTCAACAGGCCATATGCCTTGTTCCATACTGTCTTTAACACCCGCAAGCCATTCACTGGTTTCCATTAACGTCAATGTAGAGAAACGTGGTTGTCTAGTCATATGGCCACAACGGCTAACACTACCGTCTGGATTAAAACGTACAAAATGATCTAGTCTAGGGCAATGCATTTTAGTTTTTGAAAAGCTATTTTATCTTTTGATTCTAAGTATTCTAATACTTCTTGAAATGTTACTTCTTGCCCTATAAGTTCTAATAATAGGGTATCTAATCGTTGATACATTTCATTGTGAATGTTGCCACGTAATCGTTCAATGACAATGTCGTCTACCAGAGGTACATCTTCAAACGGTTTTACGTTTAGCGGAGTGAACTGCGATAATTGGCCCATTCCATAAAATTTTAACTTGGCTTTTGTAAATCTATTTAGATTAATTAACCAACTTAATTGTGGTGCATAGTGTCTGTTAAGAAACAGATAATTCTCAGCAAACCAAAGTATAGTAGGTGCGTCTAATTCTGTATTATTTGCTTTGGTTGTATAAACAAAAGTTTTAATACCTGATATATAACGATCAAACGGATTACGTAATACTACATCAATTGTAGTTAGTTTACTTATTTGTTGATTTAGTAAGGTTTTATAACCTTGTTGTTGCGCATATTCAGTTATACTTGAACTGCCGTTTTTATAGATGGGGTAGATGTACCGTTGTGAGGGTACTATTTCTAATACCTCACAATGGTTAGGATAGATTATTTCATCCAACCTAGATAACATCTAGTTTACTACTTAGTTAGTTTTTTGACGATTGCGAATCATTGCAAGGATGTCTTCAGCACGTTGGCCGCCACCTGTTGGTGCCGCTACTGGTGCTGTAGGTGCAACGTCATCTGTTTCAAACGGTACATCTACTGATTCAACATGCTCGCTAACTGGTGCACTAGCCGCTGGGGTCAATGCCGCAGGTGCTGATTGTGCTACAGCTTGTGTCGCAGGAGCCGCTGTTGCGCCGCCTGCTGGTGCACTAACACCACGTGGGCGGTAGTAGCTACCCCAACGTTCTGTGTCATACGCCTGACCGTCAACTGATGCTTCAAACATCTCTTTGATAACTTTAAGTTCAACATCACTTGGTTTCTTAGGAAGGAATTCGCTAAGATTGTACAAGCCATGTTTTTCAATAGCTTCTGCTTCGTCTGCTGTTATTGCAGATTCTTTGCGTGACCATTTACTAGTCGAGTAGTCAGCATACCCACCTTTTGATGTTTTGCTAACTGTAAAGTCCAAACCACCTTGATAGTCTGTTGGTAAGTTTTCTAACTCAGGATCAAGCAAGGCTGCTTTAATTAAGTTAAAAATTTGTGGGCTGATGATGAAACGACGAATTGGATTCGCTGGTGTTGTATCATCTGCAATTGGGTTTTCATGTACAAAGCCTTGGAACAAGTATGATTTCTTTTTCCAATATTTACGACCCATTTCTTCTAATGATGCGTCTTTAAACCATGTACGTACTTCTGCAAGTACTGGACAAGCTTCGCCATACATTTCAACGCATGGTACTTGAACTGTAACGGGTTTACTATCTGCTTGGCCTTTTACGCCAGCAAATGTTAAGTTGATCATTAAACGCTCTGCCCAGAAGAAGTCATTCTTTGGATTTGCGTCTGGTAAAAAACGGATTCTTGCGTTTGTGCCTTCTGGAATGTTCCAGTGAGCGTAGATAGCGTTATCGCCTTGTTGTTGACTGCCGCCTGAACTGCGGTTTTCTTGTGCTTGTAATTTTGCACGAATTTCTGCTAATGATGTTGCCATGGTGTAACTCCTTGTGTTTTAAGTTGGTCTTTTAAATGCCTAATAACGTAAGCATATATATACTATACGTTATAATTATTTATCTCGCAAGAGAAATATTTAAATATTTTAACCAAAACAAAAGGCACCCTCGAGTGCCTTTTTTATTGATTTATAATTGTTGTTTTACTTTATTAAGCCTGCAATTCTACGCATTTGTATCATGTCTTCGTTAAACTGTGCATCTTCGTTTGTTGATTTCATTTTGTTGTAATGTAGTAAATCGTCTTCACTATCACCTTTAGCAAAGGCTTTCATTTGACTAGGCATTATCTTAAGTTTATCTAATGTGCTTAATTCTTTTGCGCCCATACGTTTCATTTTTTCATCTTTGTCAACGACATCATCATATCCTTCTGCTAATGCCGCTTTCATTTCTTCTTTAGATTTGCTATACTTTGCCCGAAATTCTTCATCTGTAAGATCTTTAAGATCCATATCGACTTCTTTTATTTTGCCTTCATTTAGATCATCACAGCAGCATTTTGCACTATCGCATTTATCACAATACTCTTCTTGAGCGTGTGATAATGGACTAGAACTATCTGCTGGTGCCATTGCTTCCAATGATTCGCCTAATGTTCTTGCTAGGTAGTCGTAGTATTTTGCGTCTTTTGCTTTTTTACTTGGACTTCTAACATGACGTGTTAATGGTTTCTCAACTGTGTTTGCATCTGCTTCGTTCATTTCTGGATATTCTACGCCTACTTCGTTATATACTTGACGGACCATAGCACTAACATCACTTGAGCCTAATTCTTCCATTGGTGCATGGAATGATGCTACATCACGAGCAGCATTCATAACACCATCTGGTCCTGCTTTCATTAATAGTTCTTGGTGTTGCCCAATGTTGTTTGTAATTCTACGAATAATTGCTGTTTGTATTGATTCAACTTGATCTTCATCATATTCGCCTTCACTCATTTCACGATTAAACTGATCCGGGTTATCAATGTCTTGATCGGACTCGTCGCTATCGTCTTCATGATCTTCTTCGTATACTGTACCGTCCATACCACCATCGCTCGAACCGTATGTGTTGCCTTCGGTCATGTCCTGTGATTTTTCTTCAGCTTTAGCACGTAGTTTTTCGTTTGGAATATGTTGTGCTATTAATGGGTCTAACTGTAGATAGTCTAATAATTCACTTCTAGACATTTTAGTATACGGTGTATCACCAGTATCCGACTCGCCCAATCTTTGATCAGAGGATTCTACTTCGCTAAAGTCACGTAACTCTTGATATGCTGCTGGGGCATTGTTGTATACCCAATTCATAATAATTTCACGTGCATCTGCTTCTGGATTTTCTCGTGATGAATGTAATAATAGTTCTTCTAATTCATTACTGTTAATAATACCGCTAATTGCATTAACAGCATTAACTGCATCAACTCCCAACGGTAATTCTTCAGCAAACACATCCGCTAAATCATCAACATTAATAGGCTCGTTGTCCCATTGTTGCGCATCATCTTCTTCGTTCCAGCTTTCTGCTACAGTGTTAGCCCAGCTTTCAAAGCTCTCGGCAAATTTATTAGTTTTCTTCATATTATAGGCCTTATAAACTATTGGTAACGCATCGCTCATGCGTTCATTAAATGTACGTTTAACAAATCTTTCTTTGAGAGCGTTAACGTCAAAATCTTCTTCTGGAATATAACTAGTACTAGTAGCAACAAATTGTTCCTTGCACTGTTGGTAACCTTTGCGGCCACTCATTTTACCTAGGGTATTTTTTAGCAAGCTGTGATATTCAAATGCAGCTTCAACCATGCTTTTTGTTTCTTCATCTTCAAAAACACGGCGTACCATTGCGGCTTTAAATGGGCGTAATTTGCCACACTCTTGCGCAACTTCGGTAATATGTTGTCCAAACTCATCATTGATTTGACCACCTTCGCTGACATGACGTGCCATAGCACGTGCATAGCGTAGATTGTTTTCTGACAGTTTGAAACGTTCACCATCTGCTGTTTCAAGATACATAGCACGGATTTTACGGCTACGACTACCACGCTGTTCAGGATCTATGTGATCACTGTGGCGTATGATGATCTTTACCGGACCATCATTTTCGTAACTGCTACGACTAGTGCCGTATAAGCGACTTTCTGATACTACTTCATCTTTGTCGTAAGTATCATCTGACTTGCTTACTTGTTTAATATCACGGTGTTTAAGTGTGCTACGTGTAATATCACGTGGCTCAAAACTTAGTAAGTTGCGTTTAGCAAACTCACGTAGTTCTTTTAAGAATGCATACCATTCTTTGCGTTGCTCATCATCTAGATCATGACTGATGTTCTTACTAAAGTATACCTTTAGGCTAGTTTCGTCAATGATGCTAAGTGTAATATTGCCGTAATTTTTACCGTCAACAACATAGTCAAAGTTGAAAAAACGTGCATCTTCTGGATTCTGTGTAGCGTTGGCTTTAGCATCGCCCAAGCTAACATCTTCGTAACGATCACGAATTTTTTCAAATAGACCTTCTGCAATTTTGTTAATTTCTCTCATAACAATATTTATCTAGAATATAAAGAATGGCATGGGCTCGACTATGTCTTCTAGGTTATCTTTCATGTTATAATCAATTTGACTGTCAAAACTCTGTAGTAACATAGCCATACGCACCACTAAAATAAGTGCCATGACCAAATCATCGGTTTCACCCGGCTTAGCAGCGTAACTAGGGCCGTTGGCCACAAACGTTTTAAGCTCTGATATAAGTGGTTTACTTACAATAGTCATTCGCTTGCTTTCGATTAGGTTCTTTAATTTAGCACACGCTGATATTTTAGTTGAGTTAGTTGTGTTAAAGCCTTTACGATATCTACGACCACTGCCTGGACGTTTAGGCTCGCTTAAGAATACACCTTTAAGGTTTTCTTCACCAATTTCACTAATAGATATCAATGCCGCTTCACCCAGAGTATTGTTTTCTACACTGTAATAGATGTTATTTTGATTTACTGTTTCGTTTAAATAGCGTAGGATTTCAGCCAGGATACCCACTTGTTGCTGTACAGGTGTTCGATTGTGTTGCCATTCGCCTACTTGTTTAAACGTAGGCAACTCAAAGATTTGTATACCTGCAGGGTCACCACCTGTGCCTAGGCTTGGGTCTAAACTGACTACATAGGTATACTGCGGCTCGGGTTTTTTATACCAACGAACTTGTCCTTGGCGTTCTATAGGATCTAGGCCCGCGAGCTCAACTAGCATACTAGGATTAATTAATGTTTCGTCCCAGATAATGAATTCACAATCCATTTCACGTCGGAAACGCTCATCACCTAGCTGTGCTCTTTGCTGTGCAGCCCACTTTTCGTCACGATCTGGGTGTTCATTCCAATAGCTACGGAACGATTTAAACCCGTTAACTCCAACTTCTGTAGGATTACCGAACTCATCAAAGCACTTGTTAGCACCTTTCCATAGGGTAGCAAACTGGTCTTCATCGCTGTTAGGCGTTGAGGTAATAATACATTTACCACCAGTTGCTAGTGTGGGACTTATAGCAGTCCAAAATTCTCGTCCTATGGTAGGGCGAACGAATGCAAACTCATCAGCGTATAGTAATGATATACTCATACCACGACCTGTGTTTTCAGTTGTCGTAGCTGAAACTATTCGACTACCATTATCAAAATCAATACTACCTTTGTTGTAACT